CCGCTAGTAATGTCAACGTATTTTTTGATATTAATTGCCATTTATCTGCTCCTATTTATATTATTAAGATTGTAAGATTAATTTACGAAAAGCGCAAATTAAACACGCTTTAAACCCACTTCAAAATCACTAAAGATTTTACCCTTAATGGTAATTACTCGATCATAAACTAGCGTAAAGTCAAAAGATGGACTAGCCTCGTATTGCCCTTTATCATCTTCAAAATAAGGATTACGAACATTTGTTACTCTTAGCATGCCTATGCCGTGATTTGTAAGTATTTCGATACTATAAGTTGAACATAAAATTTGTTGTACAATATTTGCCAAGTCACTTGCGGTAATGCTTTCGGCTGAGGCGTTTTGCTTTACCAATGCACCAATTTGCCATGTACTCTCCACACGTTGATAATCTATGTCATCAGTTGTACCAGTTAATGCGTTATAAACGCTTGTACGCTTTGGAGTTCCTATAATTTTATCAGGTAATATTTTGCCAAAGAATACAGTTTTACCATTAGGCACACCTTGCTTGCTAGGTTGGTATGAACTAATTACCTCAGCGGTTATAAGCTGGTCTGCTAAACCATTGTCAATAATGGGCATAAATATTTTAATTAAGTCATTATCAGTCAATTTGAATTCCTATCATGGTAATAAATCCTCGTTGATAATACCAATCTTGTTGTTTTGACAACCCTTGATATGTATGCCCATTATAGATAATTTCATCGCCCGATGTGTCACGTCCTATGTCGTCGATGTCTACTTCTGAAATATGAAACATCGCGTAGGTTTTTTGAAAATCTAAACCAAGTTGCTCATAAATAGTTTTATTAATTGGTTGGATATTTCCGCTTATAGTTGATGATGTAAAAGTAGGGATATATTGCCCTATACTGTTTTTTGTCCTACTTGTAAATTTATTATAAGTAAAATTTTGTTTCTTAATTACTTTTTGCGCCATCTTCAATACATTCATTTTGTGACCTCACTCGTAAGTGTATTAAACATAACGGCAGAATCAATTAATGGTTTATCTATTGTGGTTGATACGCCTTTTCCGTTTGCCATCTTTCTACGTCTTGCTTGAATAGTTGAAGCCTTAAGAGGTGGGCTGGTTACTTCACTAATAGTTTTACGAATATCACCCGCAACCACATCACCGAATAATTCCATCGCGCTATTCGGTGTCATTGCGCCTTTAATAACTTGCTTGGATACCACGTTCATTTTGTCGCTCCATTGCGCACTATATTCTGAAATAGTTGGACGCATAAATGGACGTGCAGGAATATTTTTAGCAGGATTTCCAAACTCATTTTGAGCGGCTATGCCTGCAACATGCCCACCTTTTTCATATTGTGCGCTTTCGTTCCAACCTACTTTTAACTGTTTTCCGTTCATTGCTTCAATAGCATTCTTTAAAGCTAAGTTTGGAATGTGTTTAATTGTCAAAATATGCCACCAAATTTACGAAATGCTGAATTTTCAGGTAATCCGCCAACGGAAATACCTCCAACAGCTTTTAAGCTTAATAGCACGTTTAGTTGTTGCCCGTAAATGGTAAGATTTAACCACCATTGAAATTGGCTTTTTAACGGAGGCGGTACGAGAGTAACACTCTCGCCACCAATCGTTGCTCCACTAATCATGTTCGGTACTTCATTGCTTGCTATATTCTCACCTAGTTTAATTAAGTGAGCCATAAACAAATAAATCGCTCTTTGTCGTGAAGCTCCACTAAGCAAACCATAATCGCCATTACTTACGTATAGAATTGAAGTATCCCAGTACATTGTAATCGTGCTATCGGGATACGTTGTGGTGCTTGCAAACTCTGCAAATTGCGCTCTAAAGTCCGTTATGCTTAGTGATAATTGAGCCATTTTAAATTTCTTGTTTTAGGGTTGTATCTGTTTCAGGGGTTAAAGGTGCGCTTTTGTCTTTGTCTTGCATATCTAAGACAGCAACCTCGACATCTTTTTTTACTTTATCAATTGTGATAAAACCGTTTTTGATGTGCAATTGAAAATCAAAATTTTTCTGTAAAAATTCTAAATCTTCGGCTGATACTAAAGTTCTGCTACCGTATGGCGTATAAAGTTGTTTGTTTGCAACGTTTGCACCACCATCAACATGAATAGTTTTGACTAGCACTGGTGTACTGTTTGGAACTGTCTCATAGATCGCGTAGTCTTGCGCTGATGTCAATGTAGAATAAACATAAATTTCATCTGATTTTGCCATTTTATTTTTCCTTTTTTAAAATATGGGTGGGGATTATTAAATCCCCGAATATCTTACCACAGCGTAAGCACGTTTACAAATTACACCCGCTGTTGCGTTGCTATAATCTTCTTTATATCCTTTTGCTAGTCGCTCAACACCAATAGTACGTAAACGAGTTTGAACCATTTGTTCAAATACACGCCCACCGTCTGTACCGCTTTCGTTTACTTTGTCAGCAAAGAGATAAAATACATTTGCGCCACCGTTGGCCGCGTCGAATTGTGGAACAGCTACTACTCTAACTTTGCCGTCAAAAGTATCTCTAATCCATTGTTTAACGGAAATACCGAAATCGGTAGTTGTAGAAAGTCTTGAATAAGCCGCTAGTGAAACCGCTAAAGTAGTTTCATCTTTATAGGCATCAACACGTCCGCCAGATTGAGTAAGAAGTTTAGATACAGCGGTCAAAATATCGCCAGTGATCTCTTTAAACGTTTTGTTTACCCAAAGCGTAGACGTAGCCGCGGCATTTGTCGCAACAGTAACATAAGCACCGATGTATGGGTCGTTAAGAATACCATAAGTATTTGTGTTACCTGAGTTGTAACCAACGAAACCAATTTGATTACGTCTAATGTCAAGGATACTAGATACTGCATCACGTTTAGCTTGTGCCGCACTTACTCTAACTTTAGCCGCTCTCTCTTCTTCACGTACACCAACCATAAAGCCAAGCTCACCGACGTTGATTGATCTACGAGCAAACTCTAAGTTCCATGAAGCCAAAGGGATATTTGTGTTATCGCCATAGTCTACAGCTGAACCAGTAGGCTCTAATGTAGTCATAATGACTTCGCTATCAGCCCAATCACCGATAATTGTCATACCTACTAGATCGTCGATAACTCTTACGGTTGTAACAGTCTCAACGAATCCGGGCATCCATGCTTGCCCAAATTGAGCTGGCATAGTAATTGAACCAGCGGTAATCGTTGGTGTTAAACTATCCATTCCGTAAAGTTGTTCGATCTTTCCCGCATCTACGCTGATACCCAACTTATAAAGTGAGTCCATAGAGTTCATGTCTTTCATTAAGAAAGGTTTAATATTTCTTGCCGCAATACGGCTAAGTACTTTTGATTCTTGCATTCTCTATTGTCTCCTTAGTTTGTTAATCTGATAACGCAGATACCAGCGCCAGACAAATTAAAATCAATTACGGTAGCGTTTGGAACAAGTGCATAGCCAGAAGCTGGTGCGTTTTTAGCTGTGATCGTTGCGCTTGCCGCTGTTTGAGAAACAGATACGGTATAAGTACCAGTTCCCCCAGTTCCAGTGCCTAATGCTGTTATGACAGTACCGGGGACAACGTTTACACCGCTAATAACTTGACCGACTGAAAGAGTCCCAGCGCCAACGGCTGTTACAGTCAATGTAGTAGTTGCAATACTGCCAGTTACTGAAGTAAGCTGAGGGATAGCACTTAGTGCGCCAGTAGTTGTATCGTATTGAACTTGATCGCCTTGTGTTGCGGCAGTTGCAAGATTAACGATCATTTCACCGAAATATACAAGTTGACCGATTGAGTTCTCAGGCATATTTAATGTAGGGGCAAGAGTTCCGCCAGCACTTGTGCCATAAAGGACGTATTCTTTAGGAAAGCCTAAAATACCAGCAAAAAAACCAGTGCCACCGACTGTTGCAACTCCTTCAGATGAATACGTAAACGCATTACCAATAGTATTAGGATTTGTGCCGCCTGATGTGAGCGTCCAGTTTCTAACTCTAATTGCGCTATCGTTGTATCTTTCGCCAACGACACCAAAGCCACGATATAAGCCGACTGTAGATTGTGACATTATTTGCCTCCGTTTAAATATGCTGAAATTTCATCTGTTACTAATGGAGTTTTACTATCCATAGAAACAGATGATTTTTTGACTGAACTAGCCGCCAAGTAACCGTTAAGTGTTGCGATCTCTTGACCTTTTGGAGCCTGCAAGCCTAGTTTTTTAACACCATATTGTGCTACTTCATCAAGCCCCATGCTTGAACTATCAAAAGTTCCAATGACTGGAGATAGACGTTTTGCAAGGTTGTCGCGATCTGAAATTTCTTTAATGACTTGTTTACGGATTAAAGCCGCATCCATGCCATCTTTTTTTTCTTCTTTCTTTTCGTCATCTTTTTTCTCAACGACTTCTTCGTCTTCTGCTTTCTCTTCGCTTTTATCTTCGTCTAAACTTTTACCATGTTCTGCTTCTTCAAGCGGTTTAAGTTTATTCATAAAGTCCATAAGCACTTTAATATTTCCTGCCAATTCTTCCAATGTTGGAGTTTTAGCGACTTCTTCTTGTTCTTCGTTTTCTTCCATAAAAAGCTCCTTTGCATCAAATGTGATTTTGTGGTCTAAGACTTTAACGTCTTTTCCCATTCTTCCCTCTTGCACTAAAGCAAGATGATTTCCTCTTAAATTTCTCTGGATTACATCATAATGCTCACCATTAAAATCACCGCTTGTAAAATCGTAGTCACACGAATAACCACAGCTTAACTCTTGCTTCCCTGCTTCAATGAGATTTTTTAAAGCGTTTGAGAATATTCTAAGATTACTATAAAGAACGCCATCTTGCAAATATACGTCCTCGCCAGTAGTACCATGCACTCCTTTCTCTTCTGCTGGTTTGCCATTGTCTCCGAGCATTGTATGTTCATCAACAAAAGGAATTAATTTGAAAGAGTTGATTGTCTCTTCACTTCCAAGTTCCTCGGCTGGGCGATAGACCTTATAAATCTTATCTGGGGTTTCTTTGTCGCCTACTTGCATACCTGAATAATCAAATATCCCTACTTTTGAAATAGGGTTAGCTTTAATCTCTACAAAGCCGTTTTGATCGACAATGCGATTGCTTTCTGTATCTTTAGCAACACTGTACGCAATAGCCGCGGCTTGTTTAGGGTCTTTGCCTGCATTAATTTCAGTTTCAATATTGTGTGAGATAGTTTTTTGAGATGAGCCTTTTTCTAATGGCATTATAATTCACTCCATTCTATAGCCAAGCTATAAGCTGTTTTTGTAGTGCCGTAGTTAGTTAGGATAGCCATGAAGTCGTCTTGTGGGCGCAGAATATTAATCGGTGAATCAGGAAGTGAGCTAGGTTGCTTCATCTCATATTCAATCGTATTAAATACTTGATCGACAGCATTGTCAGCATAGGCAACAGCCGCTCCTAAAACAGTTGGATTTTGAAACCAAGTTTTTAAGCTTGCAAAATTAGTTAATGCGAAGTTAGTATTAAGATTCCTAGCTGGAAGAGTAGCCAATGAAACGATAAGATTTTGTAATCCGCTTGCAGTTGCAACTAAGCTCATAGTAATTTGTGAATTAGTGGCTGCCCCCACTAAAGCTTTATATGGAATTCCATTACCAGTTATAGACATTCCTACTTTTATTTTTGCAGTATCAAACGTACCCGTAATATACGGACTTCCGATTGCGATTGTTCCGCTTACTTGCATATCGCAATAATCAGCTGGATTATACACTGTTCCGCCCAAAGTAAAGCTACCATTTTTTACAATTCTGATTAAAGTTTGCCCGCTATCAGAATTAAACGAAATAGGGCGTAACCATATACTTTTAGTTGCGCTTGTATTTTTTACGTAGTAAATATAGCTTACTCCAGCAGTAATGCCAGTTGTGTCGGCAAAACTTGCCTTATACGCGTTCCCTTGAACGATTGCGGCTCGGTATGAATCTACAGACACATGAGCAGATACGCCCGCCTTAATTGGAAGAATAGCATCGGCTTCGTTAACAAACGTTCCATCTTCTTTTACTTCTCTACCACTACGTAAATCCATGTTATTAATATCGGGCATTAAACACCTCGTTTATAAAAATTACGTAATTATCACTTATTTTATTTATTTACGCAAATTTGTGTTAAAAGGTATTGACATTACTATTATTTTGTTATATAATTACGGTATTAAAGCGTGTTATTAATTTGCGCGTGCCATCAAGTTTAAAAAATAGGAGGTTGTGATGATAAGTAAAGAGCTATTGAGCAAAGTGTTGGGTTTTGAATGTAGCAGTTATAAAGAATTAGGAGGGGATGATAATATTATTTATCCTTTGGTGCATTATGGGTGGGTTAAAGGTATTGAGCAGATTAGTAATGCAAAGCAATATCCAAAAGGTATTAATATCTACGAACTAGCTCATAAGTGTAAAGAGTGGGCACTTGGTAAAGATTTTGTTTTATACAGCGGTAGCACACATAGAACAAAAAAGTACAGATGTGACATATATACCAAAGATGGTGATGTTGATGAAGATTTTGTAAGTGACACAGAACCCAAAGCGATATTTAAAGCTTGCGAATGGATAAGAACACAAATAGCTTCTTAATGGGGCTAAGTTTTTCTAAACCATTTTAAGAGTGGTTTTGAAAGATTAAAAAGGAGACCGACCAAATGAGCAAAGCAAAAGAGATATTGCTGTCACTTTCTTATAATTGCGACAGTAGCGAAGAAAGAATGATTGCAGATTATGATGTTACTCCAAAACGTGTTAAAGAAGCCATAGCCGAGCTTGAAGCACAAGAAAACAATAATTGTTGGGAATGCAAACATTGTCTTGAAGATAGCAATGAAACTAGTGTTTGGCTTGAATGTAGATGCCCTGATTGCCCTATGGAGCACAACACAGTAATAACTGACCAATATGGAGAGGTAGATACTGATTTTTGCTGCAATAGATTTGAGCCAAAGGCTACCAAATGAGTACCGAAAAAGAACTAAAGAAATGACAACTAAAATTTTTATGATTATTTTATCATTTATAAGTGTTGGATGTGTGTTAGTTTTTGGCTTAATGCCATTTGTTAGATAAATTAAAAGGGGATATGATATAGAAGAATACGACTGGATAAAAGAATATGATCATTTAAAAATTAATAGTAAAGATTATTATTTCAGGTGCTCATGGTGTTGGGATAAAAAACACCAAACAAAACCAACCCATCAATGCAATTAGTTTTTACAATATGGAATGATACAGATAAATGCATAATTGATTGGGATAATTTTAGAGGCTCATATCTTGCTGAAAAATTAACGGATTATGTTAAAAATACTCTTAACGGTCAAAGACGTGTTTATTGGGATAATGATTATAATCGTGATTTTAGTTTTGTAAATAATAAAATTTAAGGAGACAATTAAAATGAAAACACTACTATGCACACTATTACTTTTAAGTAGCGTTTACGCTGAACACAACGAACGCCACAACGACAACGCCCGTGATTTATTTATAGGGCTTGAAACTGCTATCTTAGTTGATAAATTAATCAATCGTGAGCCACAATATGCGCCACGCTATATTGAACCACGTCAAGAGGTTATTATTATTGATAGACGTCCAATGCCACCGAGATATTATCGTGATGAATTTGGCGTGTTAAGGGAGATTAGAAGATGAAAATAATTAAACTAGACGATTTTAAAATAACAACGGATGAAACACTAAGGTTAATTTATGAGGTTCAGGCTTATATCGACAGCACTAAAATTAGATTAAATACAGATATCGATATTGAATATTTTTGTAAAAACTTTAACGCTGTAATTGGTTCTGTTGCTTTTAAACAAATAAAACACAAAGAGCTTGTTATAATAGAAGATAACAATAAATTATGTTTGTCAGTTGGTCTTTGTACTGGGTATGATATAACTTTTCTAGTAAGCATAAGGTTAAACAATGAAGAATATACAAATTATAAAGCAGGGCAAAATGAAAATTAAACACACAAAGATTTTAGACGATGTAACAGTAAAAATAGAGGTTAAATTTGATAAAATTGATGACGATTTATTTAAGTTGTTGTCTTTTTTGGATTTTTCTACACGCTATGAAAAAGTGTTGAAAAAAGAGTTTAAAAATGATGACCCATGTTGTGCAGAAGAAAATAATCCTAGAGAAGGGTATAATCCACCATCAAAGAATGCGAGACCAACTCCTCCGCCATTACCTCCACGCCCGTATAAAGAACTTATAAAACAGTAGGGGCTTCATTATTAAAAACTAATCACTGGGCGCATAATTATGCTATAATTACAATGTAAAAAGTTTTTGCGAGAGGTTGTTACAAGCCTCCTCAGCTACAACCTTTCACAAAAATTTATAAGTCTGAGGAGGCTTAAATGAAAATAATTAAAATTATAGGTGCTAGAAAAGTAGGGACAAAAAACGCAACATTAACTTTTGTTCTCGTGGAGTGCGAGTGTTGCCATATTTTATTTGAAAGACCGTTATCTGTAATTAATAAAAATCCATATGCAAAATGTAGAAAATGCTCAAAAATAAATCATGGAGATAGTAAGCACAATAAAATTTATTCCGCTTGGATAAATATGAAAACTCGCATATATAATAAAAAATATGTACTGTTTGAATCATACGGGGGTAGAGGAATTACCATATGTGATGAATGGGTAAATAGTTATGTTAATTTTAAAAAATGGTCTATTAATAACGGGTTTGATGTAAATTTAACACTTGATAGAATTAATGTAAATGAAAATTACGAACCCAATAATTGCAGATGGACTACAAATGCTATCCAAGCTAGAAATACTAGGTTATTGTGTAAAGTGAACACTAGTGGATATAGAGGTGTTAGATTTAGAAAAGATAATAAAAAATGGCAAGCTAGAATAATGGTAAATTATAAATCAATTAGCATAGGTCATTTTAAATCAGATATTGAAGCCGCCAAAGCTTATGACAAATACGTTATTGACAATGAATTAGAGCACCCTATAAATTTTCCTAATCAAATTCTATAACTGGTCTAAAGCTACATTTACAATTAATTGCTTGCCCTGGTATTCCTCGAGCCCCCGTTTTTTCATCAATAATAGGGGGCTCATCAAAACTAAATATCTGACCATCGTAACTTACATGAAGAGGGCGGGCATGAAGTCCAGAATGACTGTGAATCCATTCGTACTTTTTGATTCCGTTTGATTCCATTCTTATTTTATTAATTGAGTTATAAATAGATCGCGTCTGATCTAATGCTATATTCTTAGCCCTTCTATGCGTAACGCCACCAATGTTTTCAATCTGTGGTATTAAATCTTTAAGTCCTTGCCCAGTAGTGATTGAGCGGTTAACTGCCCCCTCAACGTCTTTCAAATACTCTTCGCTAATTGAAGTAATAAGATTCACGTTCTCATTGATAGAGGCTTTAATAGTCTCGTTGAGTGGAGAGGTACTAAAGTCCGTATTAATACCCATACCACCCGTTAAGTCTTTGTAGCTTTCAGCTAGGCTTGACTTGCTTTGGTTGTCAATTTGGTAAATAGTTTGCGTTGACACTTTAACTGCGAAGTCTTTAAACATTTTATCAAAACGCTTATTGAGATCATTAAATAATATTTTAGTTTGGCTTGCGATACTAGCGTCCATAGCAAAATGGCTTTGCGCGTAATCTGTTTTATAAAGTGCTTTGACTTCTCGCATAGTGACCGCTTGCATATGCTCGATTACTTTGGTTAAGCGTTGCTTATATCGTTCACCGATTGCGAAATTATGATTGAGTGGCTTGCCTTTCAGGATTGTCTTCTTTCTCTGTGCTACCCATTTTGCTCGTATTGGTGTTAATGTCACTTTCTTCTTCATAATCGTCCTCTGCTGTTAATCCATTGTAACCGCTTTTTTCATCGGTAATTAATCTTTCGTGCACCATCCCCGCATCTATCGCACCCATGTTTACATAATTTTGATCTGATTGAGACTTTTTAAGGTTAATGTCTGCTTGTTCATTTTCTGTTAATGCATCTAGAGGGTTCCATGTAATATCCACTTCAAATTCTTTTTTTAAATCAGAACGAATACAAATAGCGTAATGACGTTCTAATAATGGCTCTAAGTCGTGAGTTTGGATACTCTCGAGTTCTTCGTGGTAGCTTGCTTCTTCATACTCACCCGTACTGTTAAATCCTTTAGGGGTAGTTCCTAAAAGTTTGGTAACTGGTACGTTTGCCGCGCTCGCTACAAGTTGGTACTGGGTCATTGTGACGTTGTCAAAATCTCCAAGCGCTGTGTCGAACTGTTGCATATCTTCATCAATACCTACTACTTTAACACCAAAGTTATCGCGATATTCAATCCATTTAAGCAATGTTTGCTCAAACGCTTGTTGGTCGGACATTACTTTATCCATGTCAACTTTTAACATAGTGGTACGCTTGCTCATTGCTAACGCTGGAGCTTCGTTTGCTGTGCGCTCTGCATTATACACTCGTTCGCAAATCTTTTGCGGAACTGACAACCCACCGTATAAGTAAGTCGGTTTTAAAATGTCTGGAACTTCATCGCCTCTAAAAATGACTAAATGCGACTTATGTATTCTTTGCCCTGCTACAATCCAATAAGTAGGCTCATAAAAGCTAATTGCCGAAGGGTCGCCTGCTGATTCTGTGTCAAGTTCAGGCGCACACCAATACGGGTCAATTTGGGAAATGCCTTTATAGCTGTTTGGATTAATGCCGTCTATGTTAAAAGGGTTTTCGTAATACTTAGGGTCTGTGCTTTCCACTTTAAACATAGCAATACGAATACCAAACACGCGACCCATTTTAACAAACTCTGTCATGTTCTTGGTGAGCTTGTATTTCTTTTCTAGTTTGCGAAGTTGCGCTACTAATTCAATGTCAACCTCATTTCCATCGTTTACGGTAACTTCCCACCCTTTGCGGACTGCTTCGCGCGCTGGAACATTACACGCTTTTTGAATAAGCCAATGCTGAGACAACATAGCGCATGTTTGATAACCTATAAATGATTGAGAGCCGTACCACATTAAAAGGTTATCTGGTAACGTTCCTCTGTCGATCTGCTTAAGAGATAATGTGCTGTCTATGCTATCCATTGCAACAGTTGGTGCAAAGTGTTGCTCTGCTGTGCGCTGAAAGTTATTTTTATAAACCGCATTAATTGCTTCTTTATTATCTACTTGAAAGTTTTGATCTAAAAGACCTTTTTTTATTTTAACTAGCACTACTTCATCTTTCTTTTTCCAAAAATCAAACATGGGCAACTCCTTGGTATAATCATAGCAAAAAATAAAAGATTAGAAAAATGAGTTGCGTCTAGTAACTATTCCTTTTTCAATAGCATCAAATAATGGGTCTAGGGTATCGTCATGTTTCCCAAATGGGAACGCAGAAGCCTCGGCAATTAAATCTCCTACTTGATCTATCTCTTCATTAAGATAAACGCGCCCTGCTTCAATATTTGGGCTGTCATCATCGCACCTTAAAACTTTATCCACATTACGCTGTACGGCTTCAATTTTCATTTTTTCTAATTTAAAATCTTGTAATAAACTGCTACCACTGGACTTATCTTCAATGTACATTTTGCGAAGTGAGGCTATTTCATTATTGTTATGCTTGTTATAGAATAGTTTTAGCCTTTTGCGAAGCTCTGGGGCTTCAAATTTGCCTCTTAACATATCAATTAAGTAAATGTCCTTATCAACGCTTACTGCCCAACACTGAGCTACGCTGTAATCGTTTTGCTCTTTAGTCTTTTGTGCTGTATCTACCGTGATAAATAAATGAGATATTTTAGGTAATACTTTCCACCACTTAAACCAATCAATCTTAATTCTATTACCACCTTTAATGATCGGCTCTTGCTGGAACTGTGAATAATAATAAGAGGTATTTGATTCTTTCATTTTTGCAAGATTATCAAGGGGGTAGAAGTCCTCCCAAAACGAGACGTTATTAACTTCGTCTACAGCTTTGATCTTTAGTATTTCCCATTCTTTTAAATCTTTAAATGCGTTTTGTTCTATACACCCGACAAGATCGTCCGTGTGTAAACGTTGCATAATGATAATGATAGGAACGTCAGGGTTATTGATACGGTTTGATAGCGTAGTTTCGTACCATTCCCGAACTTTACCAAGCTTTAAAAGACTGTTCGCATCGTCAGGCTTTAGCGGGTCATCAATTACAATACAGCCACCCCACTCGTCTTTGGTCTTAAGTCCCGCACCATGCCCAGTAATCTGCCCAAAGCTCGACACAGCATAAACACCTCCATTCTCTGACGTCTTCCATAGCTTTTTACTTTGCGTATCTTTTTTTGTCTCGATATTAAACATCGCTTTATGTTCTAATGAGTTAAACATATCGCGTATTTGTTGAGAACTGTTTGCGACAAGAACATCTGAGTAAGACGTCATAATGTATTTAGCTTTAGGGTGCTTAGTTAAAGTCCATTCGATAAAAGTGTTTACAATTTCAGTCTTTCCGCTACGCGGGGGCATATTAACGATAAGCTTTTTGATTTCTCCAAGGTAAACTCGTATAAGAACTTGGCATACTTCAATATGACTGTCGGTAAGAATAAATTTAGAGTTATATTTTGTTTTAAACGACCATCGAAGGTAGTATATAAAATCTTCTAATAATACTTCTTTTAAAACATCAATATTCATTATTAAATTCTAATAGTGTTTCTTTTATTAAATCTTTAGTAATGTTATTCACTTGTGTGTTTGTTTGTGTATTAACGTTTATTTGTTGGTTTGCGTGACGTGGGGCAAGTTCTAGGGTGATAGCAAGCTTGTCGTTAGCCTCTGCAAGTTCTTTGATTGTTTTGGCTTCTAAAGCATACAGCTCTTCTTCTTCGCCAGTTTCTGCGTTGATCTGTTTAGTTATAAAAGAATTCACTACTTTTGGAATATGGCTTGCCAATAGCTCAGCATTTGAGTTTATTAGCGACCTATGTTTGATTACGTCTGTTGCAATGTCATCGAGAATATTTATTGCTGTTGAATTTAGTGTTGACTTTTTTACAGCTATAATTTCTTTAGCTTCTATATAATCGGCATTAGCTCCATTTTTCCACTGTTGATTTTTTGCCATTTTGGAGATAGCTGATTTTCCTATTCCGCTTTTAGCTTCATTTTGACTAAGGGAGTATTGTCCACTTTCATAATAAGCTTTTGCACGTTCCCATTGCTCTGGACTATATGCCATGCTCAGCCTTTATATTTATATTTCCACAAAAACAACTCAATCTAGGCTTTAAAGAACAGTTAAACGATACATGTGCATGTGTTTTACATATTGGGCAGAAATATTTATCTTTTACGTTTAGGTTTTCTAATTTTGGTATTTTGTGACCTTGCAAGCATTTTTTAGCTCTGAAATCTTCTTGTACTTGTTTCATTACTTAATTCCTCTGATATGATTAAAACTTTCCATTTTGCTTACTGCTCTTTTATGCTCAAACTTCATAAATTTTTCATAAAATTTTTTAATCATCATCTACATATCCACAAAGCAATAAAAGAAAATGCTATTATTCCTGATAAAGCTATACCCAACACCATTGTAAGATCGTTTTTAAATTTGAGTATGAAGTTTTTTATTGTCAAATCCTTCTGCAAATTCTTTTAAAGACTTTTTTAATTCTTCTGGCAATTCATCTTTGTATTTTTCAAATAAGCTAACAAGTTCTTTTATTTCTTCAATATCTTTCACAGATACTATAACTTCTAATTTTTTAATTTTCTTTTGTTCGAACCAACCACCCCTTTTTAGTTTTGAAGTAACAAAGTTTGCAAATCTCATTATCTCCCCAATCTAAAACAAAGTAATATTTTTGGCATGAAGCACAATTTTAACGACCATAATAATAAACTCGATTATTACAAAATCCATTCTGTAAACCATTTCATTCTTCCATCTCCTCATTTGCTTGGAATATCCAAACACCTTTTTGAATAGCCATGCTATCGCCACAACTCCAAAAGTTATCTCTCATCATATCTAATTTAAATGTTGTTTCATTAATCCATTCGGTTAAGTCATTTGTTTTTATGATCTTTTCTAAAATAGGCGTCCAATGTCTAACTTTTACAGCTAATAAGTCTTTATAAATGTTACACGTTGGAGTCTGATCTTTTGCAAAAATAGTTATGGCGTGAGCGGCTATTCTGTCATCATCGTTGAAGTGTTCCATCACTACGTAAAAACGACTTAATAAATCCATCAGTTTAAGCCCTCTATTGCTAAGGGGCTATTCTGAAAAGGAATAAAAACAGAATAGCATATCATAACCATAATTTAACCTTTTGTAAAATCATTTTTTAGTGCCGTCCCCAGTCTTAATACTAGGCGCACTATATACTTTTCCCATCTCTCTACCACACTTGCAATACTCGTGTCGTGAAGCTTCACTCATAGGTTTAATGATCTCAACGGTTACGTTACAACGTGAGCAATGATATGTGTACGACATTATATCCCCTTTATCCAAATACCATCTTTAATCATTCTTAACAAACTTATCTCCCATTGTCGTCTACTTCCCTCTTATTCTTATCAATCCAATCGCACAAGCGACACAAGTGCTGATACCCTAAGTTATGTTCAGCTTTCTCAAAAGCATACATGGTGTTAGAGCTAATCTTTGCTTCCTTGCATAGCTTTTGACGTGTAGCAATAATTGAGCCATGCACCCACTTACCGTCTTTATATCCTCGCTCACTCTTTGCGTAAATTTCTTTTAACTCCGCTCTAAGTTGTGCATCTGTTTTTTGTACTGCGTTCAATTAATTGTCCTTAGTTTGATGTAACAACAATATAAAGTAAAATTAAAGAAATAATATTATCGCACAAAAGAAACAAATTAGTACGCTCTTGTTTTGTGAATAGCCATTTTTTAATATTTTGCATTTTATTTCCTCGCTTCTTTTCCGTTATTATACTATTTTTTTATAAATAAGTAAAGGGGTGACGCTAAAATAAATTAATATCGCATAATCAATCAAGTTTGATTTAAAATCAATCAAAATTAAGCTGTATTAAAGTTATATGGGTATATAATAACGGTATCAAAACAAAAGGGGATACGATGAAAGAGTTAAATAAAAAAGAAATCGTTTCAAAAATAGTTAAAGAGTTATCAGAATATTTTAAAGTATCAGAATTTATGGTACTTAACGGAATTGCCAAAGGAAACATAACAATGAGAAATATGTTAAATAAAAGATTAAGTGAGTCATTATGATTAGTAAGCAACTATTACAAGAGGTATTGGGAGTTAATATCTCTTCTGTTGGTAATATAAACGAAGGATATTTAAACTACTCTCCAGTTGAAAACGATTATAGCCTATATCATCAAATAAATATTTATGAATTGGTGCATAAATATTGTATTGATTGGGCTTTAAATAAAGGATATGATATTTGTTCAAAAGAAGTTGACGGAAAATATTGTTTGCTTACAGATGAAAAAATTTTAGGAATAAAAGTTGGAGATGTATTTGTAATATCTGACACATTTACGCCTTTTGTTTCAAGAATAGAAGCTGTTATAAAAGCGTGCGAATGGATATTAAAAAAATTAAAGGAGACGCATGAGTCGTAAGCAATCCCCCTCTATGCTATTGCTAGACCAACATCGGCAAGAGATAGAGGCATTACTAAACAACAAGGCAAGTGTAGCGTTACTGGTACGGACGTTTGGAACTTCTGCTAACACAATGAAGAAGTATATTAAAAGTTTAAAAGGTATTTAATTTCTTATATGGCGTTGGATTGGCGTAAGCCAAAAGCCAACGCCTATGATATCTATCTATCTTCTATCATTCTATCTATCACTTAGGATATCCATAGATATCTATACTGTAGTATGGTGCACCATAATTTATAAAAAAGTATTATTTGTGTTAAAGTTTGTTTTAAATATTTAAAAGATATAGTTTTGGAAAGTTTAAATCTTTTATCGGTTCTCAAACCAAAAGGTTATCTTAATTGATAACCGATAAGAGAGTTTATAATTTTTATTATGAACGTGATGGTTTGAGAACCCCTCACATTCCTCTCTATAAAATATCTCGAGAGATAAATAATGGAAGATAAAGCAAAACAAAAAGAAGGTTTTTTCTTAAAGAAAAACTATTACTCATTGATAAAGTTTTTATCAAATGAGGAAAAGGGTTTATT